ATAACTAAATCATCTTTCACTATTAAATCGCACCCGCAAAAACAAATACAATCATAATCTATCAGGCTTTCAGGACTCACAAAAACCTGTTCCTCAAGCGTCTTTTTGTTATTGTTTTTGCCCCAAGAAAACCTGCCACCTACATTCTTCAATATGGCATAATTGGTTGCCACTGCCACCGCTAAACTCTTGCTTAAATTTTCAGAATATCCCACCTTCCGAGCCACACAATAAGCCAAAGTTGCCATTATAGGATAGCGATTTATTACAAACATATTTTTGTCTGACGCCGTTAGAAGGCGACCTTTTTACTTAATTTTAATGTTATATCTTTTACATTGTTGTTTTTGCCACTCAGTTAAATAAAATCCCGGATACTTCTGAGCCCACTTCTGCCACTTTAAGCACTCTGCCCGCTCCTGCTTTTCAAGCCCCTTTTCTGCTACTAAAAGCGTTAAAATAAGAATAATTATGATTGTTATAATTTGTTTAAACATATTTTTTAACTCTCCCTATTTCTATCCTCAACCCCGCCGTCAAGGGTTAAGGATAGAGTAGAGAGGGTTATTTATTAAGAGCCAACCTGATAGCTTGTGAAATGTTGCGAGGATAACAGCCCGCTGAAAAATCAAGCTGGTCTTTATACGTTTCTTCCGACCTGTGGGAACTTTGATAAATATAAGCTAAATCGTTGCCTTCTGGGTCTTGCCAATAAGCCTTAATGAATTCTCCGCCCGGAAATTCAGCAATCAAATCAATTCCGCATTTTCCTTTTTTAATTTTTACTGATGCGCCTGCTTTTTTCAGTTTGCTAATAGCGTTGTTTATTTTCATTTTTTCAAAGAGCGACGGCTCACTCTTTTTACAAGCCCTCTACTACATTTACCCGTGAGAGAGAGCGAGAGAGCGGGGGATTTACTCCTCTTTTTTGTCTTTCCAGTTTTCATTGGCTTTTAAATAGTCTTTAAAAGAAATTGGGGTTAAGCCGTATTTTTTCTTAAGCTGATTTAATTTTTCCCACGCTTTTTTCTGGGCTTGTTTTCTTTCTTTTGGAGAAATCATAAACAAAAAACCCCGCCCTTGCTACCGCCTCCTGCAGGGTGGCTCACGGGCACCACCCACGAAGCAAGAAGCGGAAGCAAAAGCGGGGTATTTTTGGTTGGCCTCCCAAAATTATTTTTAAAACATTATTGAGACTGCCCGCCTAAAGCGTATTTATTAAAAAACCCCTTGCAAAGAAGATTGCTTGCCTCTTTGCCCGTGAGTTGTCGCCCGTGAATTGAGGAGAGCGAGTAGCAAGGGACGAGATTGTGAATTAAATTTTAATGAACCTTTTTCAATTACTATATTAGCAAAAGCAAAAGTCAATGTCAAGAGTCAATACCCAAAGTTATCCACAGCCCTATATTTCTTTTGAGAATATAAGTAATAAAAAAGCCCGCAAAATCAAGCAAAAACAAGAAAAATTGAGAATAAAATTGAAGTCTTGTTTAACATTATATATATTTAAAGTAGCAAAACAAAAACAAAAAATCTAACTCAGTTAGACAAGTATGGCACTGACCAAGAAAAAGCTTTCAGAAATGAGCAAGGAAGAGTTGCTGGAAATAAAAGAAGAACTGGAGAAACATCTTCGTAAATATCCCGAAATATATATTATTAAATGCCAAAAATATTACAAAATTGGAAAAAGTTATGACGCCTATCAAAGAATGAAAAATATAGAGTTATCAAGTCCTTTTAAATTAGAAATGGTGTATCACGCTGAAGTAAATGACGCTCATAAATTAGAAAAGAAAATCCATAGAAAATTTAGAAATAAAAGAGTAAAAGGGGAGTGGTTTGAACTAAACAAGGACGAGGTGAAAGCTGTAATTAAATGGATTAAAAAAGAAGCTCACTATTAAACCAAAATTCCCTGTTTTTCCCGCCTCTATTATGCCGACAATCAAACAAAAATTAGCATTTCAAGAGGTATTAAAAGCGATTGAGAATCGCGAGAATTTGAATTGGAAAGCAATAATGAAAAGAGCGGGCTATAAAGATTCAACAACTACCAAAGTTAAAGATTTAACTGATAGCAAGGGCTTCAGAGAATTATTAAATATGATTTCAGATGAGGCGATTTTAGCAAGATTTTATGAAATTCTAATGGATAGCGACAAGCGCGCCGCTTTAGAAGCAGGAAAGGAATTACTAAAGCTTAAAGACAGGTATCCTGATAAAAAAGTGAAACTGGGAGTATTTGAAGAAAGACAAGATGTTTTTGAGTAGTGCTTTAGAAGCGCTACTCTTTTTGTTTGTTTGAGTTTGAATTTTGAAAATTTGAAAAAAAGATTGAAATGAGGGAATGAGGAAGTGGGGGAAATAAATTTATCCCGGAAATAAGTTTATCCCACACTCACAAACAAAAAAAGACAAAAATAAGCAAGGGGAATAATTGAATATAATGCATATTATACTCAATTTCTTACTTGAAATGCTTGATTTTGCTTGATTTTTTGAGGTTTTGCGATGATTTGGTTTGAGACCCCGGGGAGGGGGAGACATGAATGTGAGAAGTTACGTTTATAGCTACCATACAGTTTTTTCACAAACCGACAAAAATATCAGTTTTTCTACAATCCGACAAATTATCAATTTTTCAAAATGTGCCAAAGCTTAATGACAAAAAATTACAAGAGAGAATTGGTTGGAAGCCTTTTCCTGCACAGGAGAAGATAATTAAGATTTACGATAAGGTTAGGGATATTAGGTTAGCTGCTGGCGTCAGATTTGGAAAGTCAATGTTGTGTGCCTATTTGGCACTGAGAGAACTTTTAAAAGATAACAAGCATATTTGGATTGTGGCACCGACTTATGAGCTGAGTGAAAAAGTGTTTAATTACCTTGTGGAGTACATTGGAAAGGGGTTTCCGAGTTTGGCGAGAGGGATACAGAATAGGCCCATTCCCCAAATTGTTACCCCTTGGAGAAGCTGGGTGAAGTGTAAATCAGCGGAAAATCCTTCTGGGTTGTTGGGAGAAGAACTTGATTTGATAATTGTTGATGAGGTTTCACGAATGAAACAAGAAATCTGGGATTCTTATCTCCGTCAGCGATTAACCTCAAGGCAGGGAAAATCAGTGTTCATTTCCACTCCTTTTGGCCAGAATTGGTTTTATAAAGAGTGGTTAAGGGCAAAACACGCAAAAGATGGCTGGGCTGGTCAATTTAGAAGCTGTGATAGTCCCCACTTTCCAAAAAGCGAATGGGAACGAGAGAAAAACAATTTGCCAGAAGACATTTTCAACCAAGAGTATATGGCTGCTTTCCTGCCAGAAGGTGCTGGAGTGTTTGTAGGCGTGAGAGATATAGTTTGCGGAAGATTAGAAGATTACAAGCCCGGACACCTTTACACTATGGGAGTTGATTTGGGAAAGCACCGTGACTTTACTGTTCTGATAGTGATAGACCGAACCACTCATCACGTTGTTCACTTTGACCGTTTTAAAAAGATTTCTTGGCCTTTTCAAATATCAAGAATCATTGCTTTATCGGAAAGATACCATCGGCCTGAGATTTGGATTGATTCAACAGGTGTTGGCGACCCGATTTTTGACGAATTGAGCCATCAAGGCCTAAATGTGAGGGATTTTCGCTTTACCAACAAGTCAAAAGAACACCTATTTAAAAAATTAGCCCTTTACATTGAGGCAAAAAGAATAACATATCCCCGCATTGAGGTTTTGCTGGACGAACTTGAGGCGTTTACTTTAACAAGAACGGAAGCAGGCAATTACAAGTATTCTGCCCCACAAGGTCTTCACGATGACTGCGTTGACGCCTTGGCTTTAGCGGTTTGGCCTTTGCCAGAGAATCCAGTGACAGCTGGCGACGCTGAACCGCTTATCATTCAACACCCTTCTTATACGTAAAATGATAAACCATTCAGAAACAGAACAAGAGGCATTGAGCCTCATTAGAAGAGAAAAAACGGCTTGGGAACAAGCTGCTGTTTGGGTTTCCACAGATTCCTACTACTATATGCGGGACGAGATAGATAAAGCCCGCAAGAATTATTATGGCAAATTTGAGGAAGAGAAAGATTCTGAAACTGGTTTGGAAAAGTTGTGGGTACCCCTAACAGAGTGGCTCGTTGAGAGATTGGTGGCGAACATTGATTTGGACACTAAAGACATTCATATCAAGCACCCAGAAGGAAGAGATGTCCGAATTCCTTTGACCTTGAAGATGATAGTGGTGAATTTCCTCAAGAAAATCGGCTTTGGCGAATTTCTAAACGACTTCCTTAGAAGATTGTGCATTGACGGTATTGGCATTGTTAAATGCTTTAACAAGTATTCCGAGGAGTATAAGAGAAACCTTCCCACATTGAGAATCGTTGACCCCTTGAATTTTATAATTGACCCAGCTGCTTATTCGCTCCAAGGCGTTCCAGTTATTGAGAAAATAGAGATGACAATTGACGAAATTGAGCGTTATCGGGGCCAATGGAAAAGGATTAACGATATTGTTTACAAAGAGAGTTCTGTTCCAACTGCCACTATTTACGAAAGATGGGGAAAGATTAGAAAAAGCTGGATAACCGGCAATGCTTCTGACTACAACAAATGGATTGAAGGCGTAATTATCTGCTCTGAGGGAGAAGTTGAAAGAAAGACAAGCGTGGGAACAGAAATGGACACTATTATGATTGTCCACAAGATAATGGCGAACCCTGACAATATTAAGCCTTATGAGGAATGCTGGTTGAGAAGAGTTCCGGGAAGATGGCACGGTAGAGGAATTCCAGAGCAGGTAAGGGGTCTTCAAACTTGGATAAATACCGTTGTCAACATTAGAAGAGAAGAATTGCTTAACAAATTGGCTGGCAAATACAAGATTAGGAAGGGTTCTGGAATTACCCGTCAGATGCTTGAATCAATTAGGGCTGGAGGGGCGATTCCTGTTGACAATATGGACGACATTCAAGAACTGAGAGAGTCAGATGTCAAACCTTCAGCTTATAGAGAGCCGCTTGACGCAATTCAGATGGCTGAACAGGTGTCTGGAGCCAAAGAAATTCCCACCTCTCCGACAATGGAGCCAACAACAGCGGTTCTTCAAGAAAGAGGAGTGCGTTCAATAACAAACCTTATTCAAGAGAATGTTGGCTTGTTTTTAGAAAGATTGTTTAAGAGGCATCTCATTCCTCTTATCATCAAGGATTTGAAGAATGGAGAAGTTTTGAGAATAACAGGCGACCCAGAAGATTTGGAGATTATTGACGAAACTTATGAGAATTATGTTTTGAATTCTAAGAATCTAACGCCGTTGGAAAAAGTTAAATTAAGAAGAAAAATTAGAGAGCAACTTGAAAAATGGGGCAATGATAGACCATTAAAAGTTCTGAAAAGCGTTTTTGATGTTGATTACGATGTTGAGGTATATGTCACAGCCGAAAGGTTTGACCCAGCAATAATCTTGAGAAATCTTAACGACTTCTTGCTCAGTTATGGAAGATTGCCTCAGGCAGATATAGACATCATCAATTCAGTGGTGCGTGAATATCTTAACACTTTGGAAATTCCATTAAGCAGAAAAATCAAGAATATTGGCAGATTGAGGCAACCAATTGCCCAAGCTCCCCAAGGGGAGATTCAATTAAAGGTTCCAAGAAAAGAAGTTCCAACTCCCCAAGCAGAGTTGGAAAGGGCTCGGCTTGAAGGCGTTTTAAGCCCAGCCGAGAAATAGCGGTAAAACAATGGCTAGATTTAAAGGCAGAAAGACATCGCCAGCTAGAGGTTTGTCAAAAGCGGCTCGGAGTAGGATAGCCAAAAGAGCAAGGGCTGGAAAGAAAGTAAGTAAAGGAGGATTTGCTAAAGTAGCAGCAAAAGCAGCTCAGTATTATGGTTCAGCAGAAGCGGGAAGAAGAGTGGCAGCAGCTCAGATGTGGAAAATGGCTAAAAAGAGAGGTGTAACCAAAAAAGGAACAATTAGAAAGAAAAAGAAAAAATAATGGCAGTTCAAACAACTTCAAACCTTAAAAGGTTGTTAAAAAACGTAAAAAAAAGAAAACGTGCCGTATCCGGGCGTAAAAAAAGAAGATTGGGAAAGGTTAGATAGATGTGTGCAGGAAGTGATGAGTTCCAAATCGTTTGAGCAGACCTACCGAAAGAGAAAGAATAAGAAAATGACACGCAAATCTTTAGCCATTGCGATTTGCCGTTCAAAATTAGGAATATGAGAGAAGAAATTGAAAGAAAACTAGCAGAAGTAAGCGAAATGCCTCAGTGGAGGCTGTTGAAAGAGATTTTAAAAGAAGAGATTGACAGGTTTTGCAATATTGACAATTTGAATTCGTTTGAAGAGTTGGCGGGAGCCAAAATGGCTAAAAAAATATTTGAAGAATTTATCAGAAAGGTTGATGGTGCAAAAGACGCTTTGACATTTAAAGAATAAAATTTTAAAGGTCGGCTATAGCGGCAATGCCCAATTTTATGAGCGACAATCCTTCTACCGTCCCTTCTGAGGCGGACGTTACCTCAGAAGGAGGAGAAAATGTCGGAGGGGAAACACAAGCTCCTTCTTATGAGGAGAAACTCCTCCAAGAGATAAACGAAGCCACCGGTAGGAATTACAAAACCCTTGAGGAGGCAAAGAAGGGGATTAAAGAGACATATTCGTTTGTCGGCTCCGATGTTATTGCAGAGCTTCGTAGAAAAGCTCAGGAGTACGACAAACTGAAGACCAGAATGGAGAAAGAAAGAACACCAGAAGTTCAACAGAATGAGTTTTACCAGAAAGTGGACAAGTTGGAGTTGGTAATGAAACATCCCGATGTTGAGCCCTATGCCGACCTTGTTGGGGCTATAGCACGGGAGAAGGGGATTTCTTGGATTGAGGCTTACGAGCAAACTCCTGAAGGAAAGAAAATTCAGGCAATGGTTGAAAGGGACAGAAAAGAGAAAGAAAAAGAATCTCCTTCTTTTGCCGAATCAAACCAAAGGATTCCCGGTGGCAAAATGGGAATCTCAAGGGAGGAGTTTGCCAAACTTCCTCTGGAGGAGCAAAAGAAGATTATTTCCAAGTTACCAGCTTGGAATGATAAGTTTCCCCAAGGGCATTTTATATCCAGTAAATTAACAAAATAGCGGTTGAAACGTGGCAGTTTCAACTACTTCCACAGAAGCAGAACTGATAGCTGAGTATTGGAATAATGTCTTCTTGAACGAATTGAGAGAAAATCTGGTTTTCTACGACTACGGAATGAAGTCCGTTCATCCTAAGGGTTCTGGAACCGTTGTTCACTGGTTGTCTTTAGCAGATTTGACTGCTGCAACCGCCTTAAGTGAGGGAACCGACCCGACAGAATACACTCTGTCTGCTGGCGACCAAACCGCTGCTATTCAACAGTATGGTGCTTCAGTGTTGATTTCCGACCTTCTGCAAGACACTTGGGTTTCTGGCTCTTACGAGCAACTTCTTGAAAGATTGGCAAGAAACGCAGCTTTGACTCTTGATACTGTTGTAAGAGACACCTGTTTCACAGCCGGCGGTTCCGCTCAGTATGGCGGCACTGCAGTCGCAAGGAACAGTATTGCTACCGATGGTTCATTTGACGCTGACATTAGAGAGATTAGAGAAGCTGTCAACAGCTTGGAGTCCAACAAGGTTCCAACCTTTGATGACGGCTTCTACGTAGGTATTATTCATCAGGATGTGAAGTACGACCTGCAGGGTGATACCGCTAATTGGCAGGAAATCCTGAAACACACCGAAACTGGTTTAGAGGATGTAAGGAGAGGAGTTGGTACAGCACCCGGAAGAGGCGGAATTGTTGGGACAATGTTTGGAGTCAAATTCATTATGTCCCAACTTGCTCTGAAGTTAGACGCTTCAGGTTCCGCTTCAACCGATGTTTACCAATCCTACATCTTCGGACCAGAACACTACGGTGTGTCTCAACTTCAGGATGTCCAGACCATTATCAAGAATCCTCACCCTGCTTCCGACTTGAATCTTTATGGTTCAGTCGGTTGGAAGGCTGCTTTTGCTTGTAAAGAATTGGATTCCAAGAGAATGGTCAGATTGGAGACAGGAGCTTCACTCGGCGACTAATCGTAGGTTCTGTCCTGCCCCTTCCTTGCGGGGGCAACCAGAGCCTATGATTATTAAAAAAACATTTGAACAGTGGTTGCAGCAATTCAATCCCAAATTGAGGATAATGGTGCACGCTACTAATCCTGATATTGATGTTTTGTATTACGGAAACAAAAGGTTGTGTTCAATTCCTAAGGGATTAAAGAACGCTACATTTTGGACCGATACCATCAACGATAAGAGATACGATTCTGGTTATCAGACTTCTGATGGTGTTGCTCATCGTTCATTAAGTGGAGTTGGATTGGTTTTATTGAAACACAAACTGATTACGCCAAAACAATTTGTTGAGCATTTCATTACAAGGAGAAATAAAGAGTTTTTGGCACGACTCCAGAGTCGGGGTGCTGTACCAGTTAAGTTTGACTAGCGGGGTTGGGGCGGAAATTGGAAGAAGTGAGCGGAAGTTGTTGTGGTGGGAGTTGGCCGCTAGCTCTTGCCCCTCAACATTCCGCCGCTCTCCAATTTCCGCCTCAGCCTGAATTTAATGGAAAAACCTAAAATATCCGTAATTCTTACCACATTTGAAAGACCAGAAAGGTTAAAAAAAGCAATAAAGTCAGTTTTAAAACAAACCTTCCAAGATTGGGAGTTGATTATATATGATGACTACTCACAAGACGGCAAAACTCCGAAAATTTGTGAAAAATTCGCTAAAAAGGATAGTAGGATACGTTATATTAGGGGTAAGTTTAATTCTGGGACTCACGCATTTGGCAAAAATCAGGGTGCAAAGGTGGCTAAGGCAGATTTAATAGCTTATTTAGACGATGACAACGAATATAGACGAGACCACTTACAAGTTCTTTACAAATATTTAGGGGATTATGACATTGTTTATGGAGATAGGTGGCTGGTTGACGAAACGGGCAGAGGAAAAAACACCAAAGGAATTTCAAGAGATTTCAATGCCCAGCTTTTATCAGTGATAAACTACATTGATACTTCTGATGTGCTTGTGAGGAAAAAGTGTCTTGAAGCTATTGGCGGTTGGGACGAATCTCTGCCAAAGTTTGCTGACTGGAATTTGTGGGTAAGATTGGCAAAAGCTGGGTTCAAGTTTAAGAGGATTCCAATAATTATTACCGACTATCACGTTCACGAGGGTTGTAATCAGTTTAGGCACGGAAACAGGGTTGACCCGACAAGCGGCAGAATTCTGCCAACATTTGACCCAGCTGGTTGCAAGATTTGGCCCGACAAAACGTCTTACGGCGCTAGACCCAAACTAAAAGTTGCTGTCTTCACCTTAACAATGGACAGATTAGAGTACACCAAGAGAATGGCTCAATCAATGTTTGAAAAAGCTGGTTATCCGTTTGATTGGTTTGTGGTAGATAACGGAAGCAAAGATGGAACAAAAACTTGGTTGACTAGTTATTTTATTAACAAAGCTCCTACAAAAGAAAAGAAAATTGCGATAAAGTGGTGGGAGTCTAACGAAGAAAATGTTGGCATTTCAAGGGCTTCAAACCAAGCACTAGACATAATTGAGGACGCTTCTAAAACGGCAGAGCTTCTAAATGGGGAAGCATACGACATTATCATTAAAGTTGATAATGACTGCCTTTTCTTAACAGATAACTGGCTCAAGGAAATTGTAGATATTTACGAAAGGCAAAGAAGAATTATTATCTCCCCACGAGTTGAGGGGTTGAGAGACAGCCCCGGTGGCGTTCCCAGAACCTATTACTTCTATGTTGATGAACACTTCTTAGGAGTTGTTCCTCATCTTGGCGGAATTTGTGTAGCGGCTCCAGCAGAAATTTACAAAGATTTTCGCTGGGAGGAAAACGATTTTCTGCACGGCGAACAAGATTATATTTTTTCACAATATGCAAGGAAACAAGGATATTTGCTGGCTTATGATGAGAACATAATTGTTGAACATATGGATACCACTTGGGGTCAAGAAAAGAAATATCCCGATTACTTCAAAAAACGAGAATATTTAAAAACAACAAAGTATGGAGAAGGTTCAGATAGTAATTCCTCACAAAAACAGGACTGATTTGTTGGAGAAATTAAAGTCAAAGGTCATTACTGTCTAGCGGGCAAAACAATGCCAAAGAAAAAAACAACCAAAAAGAAAAATGTGGCTGTTAAAAAATCTGTTCAAAAAAAACAAGAACCAGAAAAAGTGTACCCAACAAGATACCACAGGCTCCACCCGGATAGAAGAGCTTAATCTGAGAACGCAGTTAAACGTCTGGCTTGAACGGATTGCAATGAAATTGAACCTGAAAGGAAAGAAAATCTTGGAAGTTGGAATTGCTGGAGACGAAAAGCCTTCTGGCTCTTATAAGTTCTTTGGCGAAGGAAACGAATGGACAACGCTGGATATAGACGCCAGATGGAAGCCAGATATTGTTGCTGATATTACCAATAATGATTTGCCAGACAACAGCTTTGATTTGGTGATAATGACCCAAACCATTGAACATATTTGGGATTACAAAAAAGCTCTTTCAGAACTTTATAGGATTACGAGACGATACGCTATTGTTGATTGTCCGTTTATGTACCCGTTTCACGAGGAAAGAAGCTGGAGAAAGTGGGAAGACTGGCAAGATTACTGGAGATTTACACCAGCAGCCTTTAAGAGGTTATTAAAGGAAGCTGGTTTTAAAAAGGTCAACATAATGTTTTGTAGGCAGTTAGTATTAGCCTTATGCGAAAAATATTGATAACAGGGGAAGTATGAGTGGGTCAAAACGAATATTCATTCTTGATTTTGACGATTTTTCACCGATTAGACCCGGATTTGAGCTTCTGAAGAAGATGAAAGAGCATTACCCGAATTTCAAGTGTACCTTGTTCACTATTCCGTTCAGCTTGAAACTGATGACTAAAGAGGTTGAGGTTGATAAATTCAAGCAGTGGGGAAAATTGGTTGGCGAGGTTCAAGATTGGGTAGAAATTGCTCCCCACGGATTTGCCCACACTAAAGGAGAATGGCTGATAACCGACAAGAGAAAACTTGATTTAATGGTGAGAGCAACAGAAAGGATTTTTAAAGAATTGGGCATTAAGTTTGTAAAGATTTTCAAGTTTCCTCACTGGTTGGGAAGCAAAGAAGCAGAAGAAGTTTTAAAAGAACACGGCTACACCTTGGCAATTGATAGAAACAATCCAGTTGTTAAGACAGATATTCCAACTTATGTGTATAACTGGTCAATTGATGAGCCGTTGCCCGATTATTCAATAGTGAGAGGACACGGGCATATATGGGAAACGAATAACGGGTTAGACACCTGTTTCCCAAATTTATTGAAGATACCAACAGACGTAGAATTCAAATTTGTTTCAGAGTATTTATGGAACAATACCAACCAAAAACAATAGAGCCAGTTGTAGAGGAAGGAGTTGAACCAAAGCCAGAAAGAATAGAAGTAGAAGGTTTGCCGGGAACGACAAAAGAGTTTCCTATAGAAGAAAAGCCATTAGCCATTTTAAAAGAAGCGTATATTATAGAAGCTCTTGGTTTGCAAACTCATTTTGAGAAGGACGTTGATAATACAAGAAGCAAAGTAGCGGTTATTGACTATTTCATTAACCAAACAATCAAGAAAAGGGGTTGGAAGCCGAATGTTAAAAGCTATCAAGACGTTTTGAACGAAGTTCTTGAAAAGCTGAATATTCACGAGAATGAACTTCCATTGGTTAAACTGAACAGAATTTTTGACATTTTGGAAAAAGTTGTTGAGGACGAGAAACTTAAAAAGAAGATTGGTTTAGATATTATTCCTACCTTTAGCGGCTTTTAAAAATGGCAAGTAAATGGAGACGACCAAGAAGTCTTGGTGAAATATTCAATCAAACACTGGACGAGGTTTATAGGATTTTGAAGTTTGCTCCGTATGGTTGGGACGGCTCAAAGATGGTTCAGTTAAAGGTTAATTCCAATGGTGAGATTGTTACTGCACCAGCTACTGATTTTGAAGGAGGACCAGTTACGGTTGGGACAACAGCAGTAGAAGTTACCTTTAGCGGACAACCAAAAGCAATTCAGATAACGGCTGACCACGATAATTCTGGCACGATTTATGTAGGAAAATCCAATGTTTTGTCTGATGGCACCAATGCGGTGGACAGATTGGAGGCGGGAGAGACCCTTGAAATAGAGTTTGACGATTCTTCCACTGCGATTTATGTAGTTGCTTCAGAAGCCAATCAGAAGATTTATAAGTTAGCCCTCTTATGAGAATAAGAAAACACCATTCACCAACATACGCACCGAAATTTACTGTTAGAGATATTCTTTCTGCTGGGCAAATAGGAATAGGAAAAACGCC